ACTTAGCATGCTCGTCAAAGATTTCTGGAAGGAGGTTCATTGGAAGTAGTTTTCTTTTAGATATTTATACATTGTAGGTAGAGACTCAGCTAATTTCTTTCTCTTATTGTAAAGATGTTTCCATCCATCTACCTTATTAGAAGGGACTGATGGGTAGTTGAAATACTGATAGGATCTTCTCCTAACACTAGTATACCCTGCTCCACCCAAAATGTAAAGTATGGGGTGTGCCTCATGTTGAACTGGATCACCCCCTACCATATGAAACTGGACTAGATCGTGAGCACCTTGAAGTTCATACCTTGTATTCTGTGTCACATGCTCCCAGAATGGTGTGTCTGTCCTACGAGAATAATAATAGTGTGCTTCAACAAATTCTTTCCACCCATCACAATGCTCATTCATATTGTGATTGTATCTGTCTCTCATAAACTGATTGATACCAGGCTCCTCTCTTAAACTATCAACGAGAGCAAGGATACCATGATGTGCTGAGAATAATGAGGTAGATTCTAATGGTTCAATGAAACTATATGCTAGACCAATCATCACACAGTTACCTACCCATGCTTCCATCTGTCTACCATTTCTAAACTTAATTACTTTACCTTCACCAAACTCTTTCTTTGCTTCCTCTACAGTCTGAAACTTACTAGAGAATACATATCCCTCTGAAATATATTCCCACGTTGGGATAGTCCACTGCCATCCACTACTCATACCCCTTGCGTTGGTGTATGGTACCATCTCCTTATCTTTATCAATATAATCTCTCTTCCTTACGATGGCAGTGTCAGTTGGAATAGAATCAAATGGCATCCACCTAGTCATAGCACCACCTAGTGTAGATGCTTGCCCAGTACAGTCGAGATAGAGATCTGCATCAATCGACGGTGCCCGCAGGTCAGTCGGTCCTCTCTCCAGAAAGACACCTGAAATTCTTTGTCCGTTGTAACGAACTGACTTAACTTTACTATCAACAACTCTAACACCACTACAAAAAGTTTCTTGTAGATAGGCAGAGAATTTACTTCCGTCGATGTGAAACGATCTGTCTTTAGATAAATCATATGGAATTAGCAACGAGTTATTTAATGGCATCTTCTTCTCTTCTGCCACCGTTACAAATGGCATGAAGACATCAGCAAATGGAGGTGGATCCTGTCCGAATGCCTTTGCACACATCCAGTCATGGAATGTAGCATCAGTTAGGTTGAGAGCAGGTGCTTGACCATTAGGATAGTGGAAGACATGACCTAACTCAGTAAAGTTTTCAAACCTACTACTAGATTTGTATGTTGCTCTTGCTTCTGTAAGGAATGTCTTGTCATCTATACCCATATACTTTAGGTATTGATTGATGTGAGGTGTTGTAGATTCACCCACCCCAATAGGATCACCACCTTTTACTATGGTGATGTCATACTCTGGGAATGTCTTAGCGAGTGCTGCTGCTGCCATCCATGCAGCAGTACCTCCACCTACAATAACAATCTTCATCTATCAAACCTCATATTAAATGATACACTCAGTCGTGAGTGTGTTGTTGTATTGGTACGTATACCGTGCATTAAGTAACCTGGAAATAATATTAACTTACCTTGCTCTGGTTTCATTGAAACAGTATGAGGTTCAGTAGACCATATACTAGTAGTTGATGCTAGGTTAGGTGTCTGGAAGAATAGATCTCCATCCTCACCTGTAGTCTTGAAATAGTATACACCAGATAGATCTGAATGTCCATGATGATGTGCAGCAGCATACTGTCCTGGTTCCAGACATGTCATCCAAGATGCCTGATGATTCCAACCATCACTACCTGTGTAATTGTAGAGGTGAGTCTTTAACTCTTGTGTGAAATGATAAGGTAATATCTTCTGCTCAAATGATGTGTCAGATATAAGATGAGTATTCCATAAGTTTTTCCAGATGGTTTCCATCTCTATACTTTCAAACTCTCTCTGTATGACCTCGTAGTCTGCTACTCTGGCCTCATATATTTTAGTCGGGAATAAATCTTTGATCATAATTTAACAGTGGTGTCAACTCCGATGTTACCTGAGACGCTTACTCTCACCTCTCCACAGTTGTAGAAAGGATATACTATATGATTTAGTTTACTTGGAAAGAATAGCATAACACCCTCTGCTCCTGGTCCTAGGTTGTAGTCATAGTATTTGATTTGTCCTAGGTTATCTGTATAAACAAACTTAAAGGATGATTTAGATGGCATGTTGCTTGGGTTATCTTTATTCTGATCCTCCCATTCAGTAGGTATCTTAATCCATATCACAAAACTATAGATGCCAGTGTGAAAATGTAATGGATTAAACTCGTGTTGCTTCTGATAGTTAACCCACCAATCACTCAGACGATAGGGATGGAGTTGGTTAAGAGGTACATCATTACCTAGGTTACCAAACTCTTGTGTGTATGTATTAATTAATGGGACAATAGTATTATTAAATAACCAATCATCCTTATCATATAAAGGAATACTCTCTAGTATATTACCAGCAAGAGAGATCCTATCCTCTGATGGTATGTCAATACGCTTCTTGACATAATCAAACTCATCATCAGATAGTTTATGCTCTAACCACCCATAGTTTTTAGGTACTATAACTTTAGTTCCCATATAACTCTTTACCATTGCGATCTAATGGTGGGTAGATGCCTTCCTTATACTCTTCCCATGCTTCCATGATTGCAGTGCATGTCATTTGGAAATAGTCTCCACCATATTTCTCTACTTCTTCTTGCAATGGATCTTCTTTCGTAGGGATATACTTATCAAGTCGGCCACTCTCTACTAGGTCGTGCGAAAATTGGTAGACTTCTGCATTGATAGGGATGTTTCTTGATGCGAAGCAACCGATACAGATCTTCCTCTCATTCAACTTGTGCTCCATGCGGTAGTCTTCATTCATAGTTTAACCCAATGCTCCTTCATGTCATCCTTTACAATCTTAGTGTAACCATCCTCAGTTAGGATGTCAAATGCTATTGTGATCCTTTCTTGACTGTCTACTACCTTGTCAGTGCCATGACTAACCCAACTAGGGAAGAGGGTGATCTTACCTGCCTTGTTGGGTGATGACCAAGGGGTACCACCGAAAGGATTATAATAGTTTGTATTAGTATCAGTAACTTGGACACACACATGACCACTCAGGTATCCATAGGGATCCTTACCATGTGAGTGGACTGCTATCTGATCACCCTCTCTCATAACATTAGCCCAACACTGGACATATACTTGAGGTATATCTTTCGCACCCAACTCTGCGATAAATTTGTCATGCGTTTTCTTGATAGCATACTTCAATGGAAGTGCACTATCAAAGTTTAATAGATTATATTTATTACTCCGAGCAGTAAGACTCTTAGCACCTAACTTGGTGCCCCAGTCATCCTCAAACTCATACTCCTCTATGATACCCTTCTCTTTGTCTAGTATCTCTTTCTTTAATTCTTCCAGAGGTATCTTAAGATCTTCTTCGCAAAAGAAATACTCCCACGCTGCTGCGAAAGGAGTATAAGTCTGACCACTAGTAAATCTGATTAGTTTCATCAACCATTCTCAATAATACATCTTCCCTCTTCATCATACCACTGATGCTCATAAGGAAGTTAGCTTTCATTCTACTAAGGTTTCTATATTTTTGCAAGGGAATCCATTGTTCCTTAACACAATATTCTAAACGGTACACGACTCATCCGAACGTTACTCCAATAGTAATTATAAGAGCAAGCTCGAGTAGAGGGTGCCACCCATGATCAATTGTAATTAATGTTGCTTCTATCCCTGCCATATCATATCAGGCATCTGCTGTGCCCCTGGTCGTACTACAAATAAAAGGATCGCATAACCGATAAACCAAATAATATTAAAGACCCATGCTTGGCGATAAAGGTACTTTCTAATACCCATAGAGAGTATAACATTTCGTACTGCTTTAGGGTCATCCTCGTTTCCTATTTGTCTAAAGATCTGCTCAATAATGAATGCAATAATTGTACCAACCACTAGAGGATAGAATACAAAGTTTGCAAATGACATTATTGTTACTATAAAATTCATGATCTATTAGGTGAGTGTCCGTGTGCTATTCCTAGCTCATGTAGTTTAGCATGCTCATCAATAGGATCTCTTAGATCCTCCTTACCTGACCCGAAGGTCTGCCATACTCCTAGTCCCACCAAGAGGAGGAGTAATCCAACGATAACAAATACCATTATCATTGGATGACCATCCAAGATACGTTAGTAAGTGCTGTAGTTGCTAAGATGCAACCGAAAACTATAAAAGGCATGTTATTAAGTAGGGTAAACTGCTGGTATCATCTTGCCACCATCTTGATCGTCATCATCATCTCCATCGACTGCCCTTAAGAAGAGCTCAATTAAGACTAAAGCAGCCATGGGATAGAGAACCCAGAGGACTGCCATTAGTGGTGATATTGTGTCTGTGGCGGCTGTAAAGTCGCTCATCTGTATTGTTAACTTTTATGAATAAGTATTTATATTTCGCAACATTTAAGCGAAATATTTAAACTTAGTATAGAGAGCAACACCGATCCAGAAGAGGACCATAGTCGCTCTTCCGTTTGATCTCCAAAAGAGATCATAGGTACCTTGATTTCCCATTAGAATATGCCTGGGATGATCTGACCTGTGGTGACGTAAGCACCTACTGCTGCGACGAAGCCAATCATGGCTGCCCAACCGTTAAACTTTTCTGCTTCTGGTGTCATTTTTCTTAGATTTAATAGGGGTAGAATTTAAAGAGACCTGCGTTCGACTACGCAAATCCTGGAATGATCCATCCAAAGATGGAGTAGTTGATCACTGCTGCTACTAGACCAATCATCGCAAGGCGACCATTGAGTAACTCAGCATTCTTCCAATAATCATAGTCTTTTTCGACTTGGACTACTGGCTCAGTAGGAAAGATGTTTTGTCTTCCACCTGATTCGGTAGTTGTGTACCGTTGTGCCACTGATTGTGTCATGTTGTTAACTTATGTTAAGTAACGTTACATAATTATATAGCAAAGATTAAATTTCTGTCAAGCCCCCTTAGTACGGGTACCCTCATCTCGATTAGTTATCGTTATGAATGTCATCACCAAAGGTTATCACATCAGATCCCATGCCACCCATAATGTTGACTGGTCCTGCTGCGTATGTAGTATCGATATCGATATCATCATTGAATGTCAGTGCATCACCTAGCGTAGAGTCAGGTGTGAATGTAATACCAGTCCCTTGATGTCCAAGTCTTTTGTTAACAGACTTAAGGGTATTAAATGCTGACAAGATTTCCTCCAAGGTCTCCTCGGTATGATCTCCATCCAGTGCTGTTGTAAGCACATCCTTTACTGCTGCTACAGCAGTGTCCAATTTTCCATGTAATCCACAAGTCATTTGTCTCTCCGTAGTGTGTTTAAGTGTGCGAGAATGTCATCTCTAATCCACATCAGTTCATTATAGCACTTTTGGTTGTGTGCACAAGAGCGTAGTGAATCGTCAGGTTTATGGACAGACTCGATAAAAATATCCAGTGCTCTGTTCCAGCATTCATCCTGACCTTCTTTAGGGATTGCCCCTTGATCTTTCATAGCTAGTCGATACTGTTGTAGTAGGTATTGATAGTAGGTTTCCTCAGACATAAGCAAACCATCCAGTTATGATCTGCTTTTCTGACGTGTGACTAACTCTTCCACGGTGGAAGTGAGTCCAATCACTAGGCCATATGACAGTATAACCTTTCTTTGCTGGTACGTAAAGGTCCTGATGATACCATTCAGTACCACCATCGGGCACATCATTAAGGTATGTCATAAAGACTAGGTGTCTGTGGGCAGTACCAGGTAGAGCATTCAACCTCTCGGTATGCCACTCCTTAAACCCACCACCTTTAGGGTACCATTGCATGCTCAATGGTTCAACGATCTGAAACCTAGATGTATTACAGAAAGGGAACTCATTTATATAGTCATCCAATACTCCCTGTAATTCTTGGAGATAGTCTTGGACATGTGGCATTGATACCTGATGAGGTACCAAAGTATCCATAGACTCTTTGATCTCATTGTCAGTAGTGACATCACCTTGAGAATACACCTGACCTGGTTGTACACGTAGGAATCTCTGGTTCTCCCAGAATTCTATGAGTCCATCGCATACCGTGTCGGGTATCTGTCTACCCCATATAAAGTCTGTCCTTTTAGTGGCGACCTTATCCTTATAAATTGTAATCTCTTCGGGTAAACTCATGTCGCATTAAAACTCACTACTATTCTGTCATTCATATTATTTACCTCATCATCCTTACCATGTCTCAACCAACTTGGAAACAATAGTAAGTCTCCCTTATTAACCTTGATAAATTGGTGCTCCATATTATATGGAGTGATCCTTTCTTTAGGAGTGAAGTATGTATATGGGTTAGGGTTATGAAAATATATCTTCTGCTTATCATCCACATTTACATAGAGAGCACCAGATACAAGAGACTGTGGATGACAATGCTCCTTAAGAATACTATCTTTATGCTGTATGTTAGACCAAGTATATGTTATGAGACTAGGGGTGTTACCTACCTTGATATTATATTCATCAACATAATTCTGTAGTTTAATCTGTATGTCCTGACTGAGTAGTGGGTATGACTCATGAGGATTGTGAGTGCTGAAACCATTACCCTTAATAGATTGATGGTGTAGATGCTTAACCTCTTTGACCTTCCTCATTAGATAGAAGATCTCTAACTCTGTTACTGCGTTAGGAATATACTCTACAGGTGTGGGAAATAAATTATAGGTCATGAGGACACCACTCTGATGGGGTCACCCTCCCACAACTTATACTTCACTACATCTACATGACCTCTGATATTAAATGATACTATAGTCCTTCTCTTATCAGATCTATTAGCAGGTGCTTCATGCATTACAGTTGAAGGAAAGATTACCATGTCTCCCTCATTTACAGGTGGTTGGAAGGTCTCTAGGTTACCATTCCAAGGATTCTTAAATGGTGAATAGAATTGAGTAGGTTCATGAACCTGTGGATCAAACTCCACATACATTACACAGGACCATCCACTGTGACCATGAGTGTGCACCTGATGTTGTACCCCTTTGTAATACTTTTGGTACCACATGTCAGTAAACTCTATCCTCCTCTGACTAGAGAAGTCAGCAAGGTAAGGTCTAATCACACTGATTATTGTCTCTCCATACTCAGGTAGATCAGTGGATCCTTCCTTAGCATTTACAAAGAAATCTGTGAACAATCCATTGTCCTGAGCATCTGCATGCTCTTCACACTCTGGTGGGAGTGCATCTAATATCTTCTTCTTATTCAAATCCCAATTCGCTATCTCGTAGTGAATGATAGGGACTTCAAACATACTATGGACTGCCATAATTTTTTATAAACCACTCGGCATCAACAACAGCAAGAGCCTTCTTTCTATTCTTCTTCATGAAGAGGATAGGTTGGTGGTCTCCTGCATTAGCACACGCTTGATCGTATGCATCATAAACATTTAACTTCTCTTGATTCTTACATTCTATACTGAAAGGGAACTTTTGTCTAGCATCACGAGCCATAATCAAGTCTTCGCCAGAAGCCCCCATCGATCTGCTCTCGATATCCTCTGGATGAATATTCCTCTCCTCTATAAGTAGGTCTCGCACCCACTGCTGAAACAACCTGCCCTTCGCCTTCGCTGATTGGGGTTTCATAATTATCAATTACATAAGGTAACAGTGCATACTCTTGTAGTTGAATACGTCTAGTCAGTGTTTCAACAGTATCATCAGAGAGAATAGGTACTTCTTTCTGAGATATTATATCTCCACCATCTAACTCTTCATTCACATAGTGTACTGTGCATCCTGTTACGTCGTCATTACTATCTAGGGCTTGTTCAACTGCGTGTAATCCTTTATACTTTGGTAGCAGTGATGGGTGTACATTAATAATGGGGCAGTGAAAATCTAAAGGTCTCTTTAGTATTCTCATGTACCCCGCTAAGACTATTAGATCTACTCTCCATGACTTGAAGAGTGCGATCATCTCGTCTTCTCTAGTATGCTTTACTCTTACGTGTGGAATCCCATACTTCTCTGCTCTTCTTGCTGCTCCACACTCTTTCTTATCATGTATCATAAGCACAACCTCGTGCTTATTACATGTTAGTACTATGTTTTCAAAGTTTGTGCCCTTGCCTGAGCACATAACACCGATGCGTTTACGCTTCGTGGTCATCTTCGTCATAGGATTCTAATGGGTATTGAGGCTCTGGATCATCAATACTATGTTTAAAATGATCTACATCAAAGTATGATATACCAGGGGGTGTGGGGTTGTCAACCGCTTGTGACAGTTCCTTTCGGTATTGTCTTTCATCCAACACTTCATTGATAAGGATCTTCATTTCCTTAACATACTCAGGGGTAAACAACCTCCGAGGTGTGATGATTGCTTTAGGCAGTGCTTTACGTTGGTCTTCTACCGATGTCTTCTCCTTATAGTTAGGATCAAGTGGAAGACTCATGCCTTGCGTATCAATTTTCATAAGTTCATAAAAAAATGGGGACCGAAGTCCCCATTATTTAGGTTAGGCGGTTACCGTTTTCTTGGAAACCTTTAGACCACGATACATTAGATCGTGTCTTTGACGCTTCGCATTCTCGTCGAGAATCCTTGCGTTGTACTCTTCAGAGTCATACTCGACTCCACGATAAGTGACTTTAGTCATTTGCTTTCTCCTGAAAGTAGGGTGTATAAGACCCCGTTCCTTCAGTCGGCATTTGCGTCCCAATCACACTCCAAACCTAGCGACTCCACTAGATATTCCTCATAGATTTGAACTATCTCTTCAGCTTCTGCTGGAGTGACAGTCTTATTTCTACGAGTCCTTTCAACCATATCTGATACATCAGAGCAGGTGATAGCGGTGGCGATTAGAATTGGAATCATGGGATGAACGATGTCCGTTCCGTGTCGGCTTACTTGCGTCCCTTTTGGGATGAACGTATAGGTATGTTAGCATACCCTTACTATTTATCAAGTTTTTTTGTTATTCTTGATACATTTCTTAATCTGACCATTCTTCATTATAGAATCCAACCTTTTCTGTCCGATAAGGTTGTGCGGTTTCCATTTCAGCTCCCTCTTCAGGGAACGAAGGAAAGATAAGTGGTCCTTTATACCAGTTCTCTGGTCTCTCAGCGAGGAAATCACTTTCTCCTGCTGTGTCCTGTGTCTCATTCAATTGTTTAAACCATCTATCCCTAACCTTTCGCCATAGGTTAGAGCTTAAACCCACTAAAGGTATTAGACTCGACATCTTGTTTAATCCCTCCAACGATATAGGACTCAATCTCAGTTTCTTGAGGAGCATTCTGTTGACCTTTACTATTTAGCCAGTGCTCTGTCCAAGGTAAGGGATTGTTCTTGGCGGCTATATCGTAGATGGGATCTATACCTATTGCTTTCATTCTTCTATTAGCAATCCACTCAACATACTGACAAAGAAGTCTTTCATTAAGACCTATCATTGGACCTTGAGAGAAGAGGTACCTTGCCCAGTCCTTCTCTTCTTCAACTGCATCCCTAAACATCTGGACTACATTGTCCTTCTCTTCTTCATGAATCTCCTGTATCACAGGGTCATCACCCTTTCTCCACTTGTAGATTATTTTCTGAGTGAGTGCGAGGTGTTGAGATTCATCTCTTGCAATAAGAGATATGATCTTAGCACTACCTTCCATGAGTTTTAACTCACCGAAAGCAAAAGAGCAAGCGAAGGAGACGTAGAAACGAATGCCTTCTAGGATGTTAACATTTAATATTGCCCTGTATAGTTGACGTTTAAGATCCTTGATAGTCCAAGCGTGACTAGGTGAGTTACGAGCATCGGGTGCCCATAAGTTACCACTAGCATACTGTCCAGCATACTCAATGAAATCATTATATGCTTGGGTTACTGACTCAGCACGAGCCATGATCTTATCATCATCTAATACTGCATCGAATACTTCAGACGGATCTGAGTATACATTCTTGATGATGTGAGTGTAGGAGCGAGAGTGGATCTGCTCCATGAATTCCCAGACACCCATGCACCCTTCCAATTCTGGAAGACTACAGTAAGGTGAAAATGCCATGCCAGGACCACGTCCTTGCACAGAGTCTAGGAGTATTTGATACTTCAAATTAGAAGTATAGATATGTTT